AGTTAGTACATCCAACATAATTATCACATACAAGTTTTTCGCCAATCATAGAAGAATGTTTCAGTAAATTCCTACCACCAACCTCTAATCCATCAACTTTACTCTGCGCTACTTTTCCGATCTCGTTTTTGGCATCCGTATTTAACCCACTAAACGTAATCAACCCCTTGAAGTTAATCCTCTCAGCGACAAGATCAGCAACACGATCAGTCAAAGTAAAATTACTAGAACTATCTCCGCCCTTAACAATCCACTCAAATTTGTTAGCGGTCTGATTAGCAATAGTTTCTACATTTACGATCTTTCCATTTACATCTTCAGGTGCTAATGTAAAAGGCGTAGCAGAAGTACCACGCTCAATCTTTAAGCAGATTTGTGAAATGTCGGAAGGAGTAATTTGTGTTTTTGTGCCGTCTCCCCATCGTAAGATGATAGACATATATTTGGCATCACCACAATTAATTGTACTAGGAAATGATTTCCAACCAGTTTCACGAAGTAAACCCTTTTTTGCATCATACAATGTTCCGTAAAAAGATAGAGTTTCCTTTGATGAATTTGTTGTTGTACCACCAGCACTAACAGTTATGTTACCAGATACGGAAAATATGTCTTTAATACGAATCCGATAAGCGGTTGAAGATTTAATAGAAGCATATGTAGAACCCACAGCTTGTCCGCCATTAATTCCACCTTGTTCCCAATTAGAAGGAAGATTACTTACTAAGTTCTGACCATTAATTTCATTGTCTTCAGGAGCTGGTGTATAGTCTGTTGCTTTTGTTCCACGCTCAAGTTTAGGGCATGCGTAATATACTTTATCGTCTCCAGACATAGAAGCTGTTTCTCCGAACCCAATTTCGTTCATATATGTATCAGTTGCCAGCATATCTTTTGTAACTGTAAATGTAACAGAATATCTTGCCCAACTTGTATCAACATTAAAAGCTGAATCATTGAACCAATAACCCTGTGCGTTTCCTTTGAATCGGTACGAACATGCAATTCTTTTTCCAGATGCGTTATTTGTTTTGGCGTATAGAGAGTATGTCAGTGTATCTCCAACTTTAACCAATCCCCTATCAATAACATGCGATTTGAACGACCATCCCAACTTTCCCCATTGATTTTTAACCGACCATACAGGGCATCCGTTAAATGTTTCGACTTCGTCTGTTAACCAACCAACGTTATAATAATCATTATGTGCTCTAACAGTTTGAGAATACAGCAACAAATTCCTTCCACCAATCTCAAGTCCATTAAAATCATCCTTGGTCACATAAGTTTGACCAACAGTAGTTTTAAATCCATTCATCGTCTGTTTAAAATCACTGTAGTCATTCTTAAAGTCGGTAAAATTCTCACCATTTTCGCCAATTATACTTGTGACCTTACCAACCTTTGTACTAACACCTTCAATATCAATGGTATTCTGGACTAATGTATTAGTAATCTGACTTTCACGCCCAGTAACCATTGCATAGTAACAGTTCATTAGCTGACAGGTGCTTAATTGAGATAATACTGTTCCAAATTTAAATCCTTCGCTTCCAGCACCTTCATTTATTACAACCTCTAAACAGTTCCATCCTTTTACTAACGTACATGAAACAGTATCAGGTGTTGCACTACTATAAAAATTATTTGTGCCATTTGTACATATTAATTTCCCGTTTAAATAAAACGATCCTGCATCATCATGGACAAATGTTGTTTCTAATTTGGTAGCTTCGGACATTTTAACAAATGTTACTGCGTAACCAATGTAATTATCATCGTAATTAAAGTAACCGAGTTTTGTGTCATCTAATAATATACTTTGAGTTGGTATAATATTTTTATTTCTGGCGAATACGTCTAGACTGATTTTTCTCTGATCCTCTGGCTTATCCGTAAACAAACTCTTAGGATAAATCTCATATCTCCACTTATTCAGTCCTTCATTCGCTTTGCTAATATCACCCTTAACCAAGTTCAAATCTTGCTGATAAGTAGTCTTTTCCACTCTTTGTTCAATGGCTTGCTTGTTTTTATCTACCTTTAAACTCACGTCAGAGATCTCTGATTTGGTAGATAAAATCGCTGTTTGGACATCTTCAGGAGCAGGAGTCCAGTCGGTTGCTTTATTGCCTTTTTCAATTTTAAAGTTGAGCAATTGTACGGTATAAGTCGCAGCAGTACCTTTTATTGGTTGTAATATTAAGTGGTGGTTTATATCAATGTCACTTGCTTCAGTAAAAGTTGTTCCAGTAGCAGTAAAATAAGCAGTTATTTGGTGATATTGATCATCGGTAGGAAAACTTACGTCAGCGTGTAAAGTACCAGATTTTATTCCATCAACATATACACTATTGTTAGTATGTCCTTTACCGTTCCATAAATAAAAACTATTCACTGTTCCACTGGTAACTCTCATCTTAAAAGACACTATATAATGTTCATCTTTTTCATAATTAACATATCTATCTATGATAACACCAGAATTTGCCGCAGCAGATTTTCGAGAAAACACTACACTACCGTCTTCAGAAAATGTATCATCATTGAATGTGGCAGAATCATCCCATAAAGCAATACACCCTTTTTTTGCTAAATTCCTACCACCAATCTGAATATCGCTCACATCATAAATCTTAGCAATACTACAAGTATCATAAAAACTATTATCATCTGCAACAGCTCTGAAAGTAACCATAGTAACAGCATCACTGTATAAACTACTATTTTTACTAACAGTCAACACGTTATTGCTGATCGTCAAGCCTTTCTGTCCGCTCACAACATCAACGAAGCTAACTCCACCATCAATAGAATACTGCCATTTACCAAAGCTGATTTCTCCTTGAATAGTAGGTTTGATTGTTATTACGTTTGGTGCAAATGTTTTACCACCGTCTGTGCTTTTGAAATATTGAGATGAAGGTGTGATTGTGAGGTTTTTGGCATTGTCACCTTTTTGCCCAGTATCGCCCTTATCACCTTTAACTTTAACCCAAGTATATTTACTAACATCAGTAGAATCAGCTTCAGTATAATCAGTGTAACTTCCCATGTAAATTCCAGTATCTTCTCCAGAATTACCAGTAAATGTTTTTCCACCATCATTACTATATTTCACATGAAAGTAACTTGTTTTACCATCTTTACCAGCTGCACCAGGTGTTCCGTTTGTTCCATCTTTGACAGTCTGTGTATGAGTTCCTGTTGCATCTACGATAGAAATTGTTGTTGTGTCACCTGATTTTGAGAGAGTTACTTTTGGAGAGATACCGTCTTGACCGTCTTCTCCATTCTGTGCCATCACAACAACATCACTCCATTCAGAACTTAAAATGGTATCTGTTGCTGTATTAGAAGATGCAGTTGCTAAAGTAACATATAATGGATTAGTGCCATCTGGAATCTTCTGACTCCACCCATTATTAAGTCCGCTTGCCACGCCTGTACTAAATGTATAGGTTACACTCGCAGAAGGCTTGCTTGGTTTACTTGTGTTTCTTTGATATAGATAAATCGTTGCAACATTTAACCCTGCCTTACCATCGCTACCAGTCTTACCATTCTGTGCCAATACTACAGGTGCAGACCAAGCAGAAGTAGCAATAGTAGCCGTATCGTTTTTACTAGAAACAGAAGCAACAGTAACATATACTGCATCGGTACCTGTTGGAATTGCTGTAGACCAACCATTATTTAAAGTACCAGTGATTGTTGTTGTAGAGAATGTGTAAGTTAATGTATTGCTAGGTTTGCTAGGAGTAGAAGTTGCTCTTTGATATAAATAAATCGTTGCAGCGTTCATTCCGTTTACTCCATTGCTACCATCAATTCCTCTATAAGATACGCTGTATGATTCAGTTGAATTTCCATCTGAATAATTAACGATCGTCTGTGTCCATAGATATTTTCCTTGTGCAACAGTTGGCACATTACTTTGCCATGTTCCAGTAGGTTTTGTTGTTCCACTGTCTCCAACTTGATATTTAACAGAAGTGCTAGTTGTTTTCACAGAAGTACCATCACTACCATTTTTACCATGATAAGAAATAGAGTAAGATTCTGTTTTGTTTCCATCACTATAAGTTACAGACGTTTTTGTCCATTGATACTGACCTTCTGGAATTGCCTGAGGAGTTGTCTGCCAAGTACCTGTTGGGATAGTAGTACCACTTGTAGATAATTGATATGTGATACTTTTATTTGTGATTGTAACAGAAGTACCATCTTTACCTGCAATTCCTTGTTCACCTTGAGGTCCCTGAATACCTTGCTCTCCCTTTTCACCTTGATCACCTTTTTTTGCGCAAGTCCAAGTAAGAATCTTTTTAAAAGCAGTACCGCCAACAGTAATAGGAATCTCAATCTCTCCGCTATCACTTGGTAAAGGATTTCCATTAATAACAGAAATCGCAATAGCTGTATCTGTTTTAGCCACTGCGATTCCTTGTGTTTTTGCTATGTCTCCAATTGTAAAATCTGTAACAGGTTTTGCCCCTTTCATAATAGTAATTCCAGAGGTGTACGCCTGTTCAGAAAGTGGATTTCTATTCTCATCTGTAGCAAAAGAAATATTTTCATTCTCTAAGAAGATAGTATAGGCATCTTCACCTTTTTTACCATCCACACCTTGTATTTTAGTCCATGCATAATGTGTAGGATCATTTGATTCTATAGAGCTTTCATTATTGTAAGAAATACCAATATAAATCGCCCCATTGGGATCGTCAGTTATCCCAGTACCATTTGCATCTTTGGCATATTTAATCCAAGTGTAGAGAATCTTACCATCTTCTCCTTGTTGTCCATCTTTTACAAATAAGACATCTAACGTATTACTTTCTAATACCATTTATAGTTTTCACCTCCAAAATTAGTTGTTATGTATTTTGTTTTCTCTATCTAACTCAGATTTCTACTGAGCATTTAATTTTCTGATTTTGTTTATCTTTTAATGAAACTGTTAACCTTGCACCAGTTCCAATTTGTTTCCATTCTGTTGATCCGTTTGATTGCTTGTACCAAACGTAGCTTTTGGCAGTAACTTCCTTACTTCCTTTCAGAACTTTGCAAGTACAAATCGTTTCCGTATAAACAGTATTGTTGTACTCAAAAGTAGTTCCATTACTACTATTCGCAACAACAGTATAGGCAGAAGCTCCATCTGTAACTTTATATAAAGTCATAACATCATATTTAGATGTATCAGTACATTCCACTTTGACAACCACTGTTTTTCTGTTTGTCATATAAGAACTTGGGATTGTAATTTGTGATTTATCTGAAGAAATGTAAGAAGTGTTTTCGATTCCATCAACATACCATTTGCTGATTCCTGCGCCATTATTGACCGTTGCGGTTAGAGTAATAGAAGTAGGGGAAATACCTGTGTCGGTTTCGGTAAAGACTTGTTGTCCTGTAAGAGATACAGAGTCGATTGCAGTGTTAAGATTCGCAATATCTTGCGTTAGTTGGTCTAAACTATTATTAACAGATGTCATAGTTTTCGTGTACTCAACGCCCCATAAACCGCCTTTGCCATCATAAATCTGTGTAATATCAACACCACCTTGGTCATTCGCCTCAATAATAGGGAAGTTTAGCTTATCCTTAGATATAGATTTATCTCCAAGCATATTATTCACAATCAATCCATCAGCAATCGCATTCTTAGTGATACCTTGACTTGTCATAACTGTTGCACCTTTATCGTCTTTGATAATAATGCTAGGATTTTTATTTGTGTCATAACCAATCTGGATTCCGACATTGCCTTCAGTATCTAAGAATTGCATGGCAGACCCGTTCATTATAAAGTTGCCGTTCTCAGATAAGATTCGCATTGTATCAGAGATTGTAATATCGCCTGCGGCTAAGTCTCCAATTGTCATTTTGCCTGCAATACCATTAATGATCCATGCAGAATCAAATTTAGCATTTGCTGAGGAAAGGTTGAATACGATACCTGTTTCTGTAGAAGAAGCTCCGATGATTGCAGAATTAATATTAGCAACATCTGTATTTAACTTTTTAATATCAGCCGAATTAGCAGCAATATATTCTGAGTTAATATATTTGCTAAACAACTCATTAAACTCCGCCTTGTCACCTGTGATGTTCCCGACATGAATTACTTTGTAATCCAGATAATCCCCGAACAATTTGTTGATTGTACCTTGGTCGCTTAATACATTTTGTACGCTATTGTTCACTGCATTTCCAAACAAAGAACTATTTGTCATCCTTCGAAGCATATTAGTCATATACTCAATAGAATCTTTAGAGTCGCCTGTTCCGACAGAAATACTATTTTTCTGCGAAGCAGCAGTATCGTCAAATAGATAAGAGAAATCATCCCTACCTGTTAGACTCGTGATCATGTTAGTATACGTCACGCTAATTTCCGAACTTTTTGTGCAAGGATTATATGTAATTGTCAGTAATCTTAACTTAACTGCATAATCATCACGTACGCCAACTCGAATAAAGTTACCGACCGTAAACTGATTATGCCAACCTTGTTTATTATCTGAATCTACGTCTGCATATTCATTTAATGAAAGAATGTTATCGAGAGAAGTCTCAATCTGATATTGTGGTTGAGAAGTTTCAGAGATACGTTTTAATCCATCTTGATATAATTCTTCGCAGTGCTCGTAAGACGTAATTGCATCATCAAGAGAAGTTACAAAGATGTTACTATTCGTATAATCTCCCATACGAACAATATTCATGACAGCAGTATATTCTTTATCTGTTAAGCCAAATTGCGGATCATTGAGTTCAGAATGAGTATTCATATCTGCCATTGTATCGTCATATGATTTCTTCTGAGTTTCAAGTTCATTGACCTGTGCATTTAACTCTTTTAATTTATATAGAAGTGAACCTTCTGTATTTTCATCGCCAAGCCAATTTTTATATTTAATAAAATTATTATGGAATACATTGTAAGTTTTTTCATCTTTTACACCAGCTTTACTAATCTCTTCATCAGTAAGGTCTTTCCACTCTTTTTGATATGGAGCGAGAATATCCATAATCTGTTTCTTATATTCATCACGCTTACCTTCAAGTTCTTTGATTCCATATAAATCCCAGTTTGATTCAAATTCATCATTATAATCAATCTTCTTATCATCTGGTAAATGCAAGTTTTGAATTGCAACCTTAATGTTTGGAATAATATAATCTCTTAATTCTTGATATGTATAATATCCTTTGTTGTTTTCTTTCAAAAGTGCAAGATATTTTTCATGATCAACTTCGCCAGAAGGAGTAGCCCAAGGTTTATAGACACGATTCTGAATGTCATCTGGTTTATCCCATTTTGTATAATTTCCGTTTGAATCTTTCTCATGGTCATCTCTTGTATCAACACTAACCTGAATAGTTATCAGCATCTGTTCATACATTTTCAATGTTTTTTCAAGAGTTTCTTGATCCATTGTTTTATATTGATCAATCTGAATACCATCATCTGGTACACGATAGTAAATTTCATCTATCTTTGCTTGATATTCCGCAGACTTCTTTCCGTTCTCAATATATTTAGCGTGGTTATCAATTTGCCACTTTTGCCATATTTTGACCTTATCTATAGTTTCTTGAGGAAAGTAGTTTGTAGTTAAATAGTAGTCAAGATTATAGATATAACTTCGACCATAATTGACTCTCGTAATATCTAACTCTTCGTCGCCTTGAATTGTCAGAGCATTATACATGGTATCTGCCTGTGGAGTCATTTTGAGCATATTGAGTGCATTACGCCATCCAATGAAGATATTCGTGTCTTTTCCTATGTTTTCTTTAGCATATGCACTTACGGTTCTATTGATTGTATCGAAATAAAATACGCATTTTACAACATTGGCAACAGTCGTATTAAGGAACGCATAGGCATTGGTATTATCTGCCTCAAACGAATATTTTTCGTTCTTTATTGCAGGATCGATGTAACCGACACTCCATCCTGGTACTCTGTCTAATACTAAATGCATCAATGATAATTCATGGTTCCTATCGTTGCAAAACGTGATGTATTCTTTCGCATAACCCATATCGTCTACGTTATTTGTAGCCAACATTTCCATAGAGTCTGTTGTACCTTTGTTAAAAGACAAACCTTTCATATCTTTATCTTCAAAAGTTTTCTCATCAGAATACGCTTCACATGCCTTGTATTCATATCTACCATTATCATTTTGCAGAGAAGGTTCTTGAAGCTGAAAATAGTCAAGTCCTTCAAGATAAATCGTCATATGATCTTTTAGTTTCTCATAACCAGCAGATTCAACGTATTCACCATCAATATCTATATATCTGTCTACATTAAATGTAAGATGGTTAAAATCTTTTAATTGCTGTTCATATTCAACGCTTTTAATCTGTACTCCATTTAAAGCGCAAATAACAGTTCTGTCAGGACGACATAAATAAATTTTTGCATTGTGTTTAATCATAACAGATCACCGATCCGTTTCTGTGGTACATCAAACTCAATTTTATAAGTACACGCACCTGTAATACTTACAACATTGTATCCATCATGAAGTTTAAGCCATGAAATATTTCCAACATCAGCCCATCCAATATCTTCAAAATTAGTTAGTCCCGTTACTGTACCGTCTGTCACCATGCAATGCTTACAATCAATACACACTGGTAAAGTAGGTCTGCACAGTACCGACATAGAGTTTTCATCACGCACTTCGATTGTTACCGTTTGACTTGTTTGGGAAGTGATCGTTACCTTTGGATAAATCTCATACTCCGTATCGTCACTATCTACAAAAATGTTTGTTGAGAATTTATTACTTGTTGCAACTTCGCCAGAAATCTCATAGTGTTTCCATATAAATGGGGTGTCACAAACGAAACTGCATTGAACCGCATCAAGCTGACCAAGTTTGCATGTGATCATTTTCCATCCGATGTTCTGGAAGATCCCCTTGTAAATTACAGTTTCTTTATCATCTGCAATTCCTGTCAATGGTTTTACAAGAGTAGGAGAAGTCAGCCACTTATTGATTTTTCTCTGCTCTGAATTTGTGAACCCATGTCCGTTTTCTTTTACGAGGTAAAATTCATATGTGCTCTCATCAGAATACATTGCACCATAATGATTTGTCTCCTGACGTAACATTGTTTTTTCACCTTTAACAATCTCTCGTGAAAATCCTGTGATGTCATTTGTCACATCAAACTGCACGACCATCAGTGGCGTATCTAAGATTGTTTTTGTAGATTGTCCATTATATTCAAATGACAACATATATGTATCTCCTTTCTGTATAAATTTTTGCACAAAAAATAACAGGCAGGAGTGCGTATTTCTACGCACTGCTCAACCTATTTCTTCCTTATTATATAAGGTTTAAACTGGACGTTTGCGACCAAGTGTTTTTGCAACATCACGAGCAACTTGCTGAGAAGTATACTTATATGATTCTTTAATGATTCTTTGTAATTCTTCATCAGATACTCCGTTAGGAATATTAAGATTTCCAATAGCTTCACCAAAGTTAATTGCAATTTCCGTTGTTCCAATTCCATCCATAGTCATTCCGTTCAGTGTATGTCCATTTGCTAAGGCATTTAATACCTTATCTTGTCTTACTTTGTTTGCCAGATTAACAACATCGACAGTAGCAACTTCCTCACCTACTGCGAGAGAAGCGAGACCATCATCTCCGTTCTTATGCACAGATTTAACTAATCCACCTTGTGCGTAGCCTGTGACCTTGCTATCTGTCAGTCCAAGATCGCTTGGTTTGACACCATAATGTCCCAAGATTGTAGTAATCGTACTATCAATTTTTGCACCCTCTGAACTGATTGTTCCAGATAAAGAAGTAAACGTCTCTTCAATTTTATCAACAGAAGAAGATAACTCCTTACAGTATTTCTCATAATCGTCATTCAGCTGTGTGCTTAACTTATCAAGTCCGTCAATCTGAAGATTATAAATATGATCTTTTACTGTATCATCAAGTGCATCTTGCTTTTCTTGGAGTTCTGCTTCAAGACGTGCTTTCTTCGCCTTACTGGCTGCATCGCTCACCCCGTTAAGTGCATTGATCTGTGATTTTAGTATCTGAATATCCTTGTTAGAGGATTTTAATTGCTTGTCATATGTATAGTAGTCATGAGAAGTTTTTATAGCTTCTTTATAAGCATCTATAGTTTTGTTAATCGCATCTAATTTCTGTTTTGCGTTATTTTTCAGAATAGTTGTTACACTATCTTCGGCAGACTTAATACTCTTAACTGCATCCGCAATATCTTGATCGCTCTTTTGAATTGCGTCAGCCCATTCTGTGTCAGAATATTCATCACGATGTTCAGCCATTTTGGCACGTTCTTGCATCAATTGATTCAATTCTTCTTTTTCAGATTTGACATTCGCAATATTTGTTGCAATAGCAGCAGTACCATAATCAGTCAGATTTCCGTCATCATCAAACATTGCGTCTTCATCAATTAGAGAAGATATTGTTGTAAGTGAATTTTGTAAATTCTGAGCCGCTTTAATAGCACGTTCAAAACCACGATAATAAATATCGTCACGCATACTATTTTTAAGTTCTTCGTTAGAAGTTCTTAAATCATCTGCGCTACCTTTACAAGCGTTGATTTCGTTTTGCATCTGCATCCATTCTTGAGAACCATATTTAATAGAACCATCGTTCAATTTGTTATTCAGGTTCTCTTGCATTTTTGTAGCTTCTTCATCAATGATCTGTGCTTGTCTTTCATTGGTATCGATCTGATTCTGGTAATCAGCACTATCAAGGTCTTGACCTTTTGCTTGTTTCAACTTGGCAGCAGAAGAAGCATTGCTACTATTTGTGGCTTCCATATTTGCTTTCGCATCATAATATGCTTTAATATTAGCCTGAGATTGTACGGCGGCATTTGTCTGTTCAGCAGCCCAATCCGCAGCAGCGTCATTTGCATTTTTATTTGCAGTTGCTAAAGCATTTGTAGCATCCGCCTCTTTTTCTTTAGCCTGTGCTAATTTATGAGAAGCGTCTTTTGCTTTTTTGACTTGTTCATTATATGCTTTAAGCTGTTTTAATAAAGTCTTATCTTTGATTCCTTTTAAAGAAACCTCTTTTCCAGACTTGATTGCGTTTTTCTGAGAGTTAGATAATTTCTTAGCCCGTTTGGTCTTAAGAATATTATTACCCTTGGTCTTAACTGCACTATCAGCTTTATTCTTATTAGCTTGTGCATTTTCACGTTCTTTCTGATATTTAGCTTGGTTCTTACTAGCTTCTCTTACAGCAGTCTGACTATTTTCGTACTGTTTTTTCTTATTTTTGACTTGACTGTCCAACACGTCATTCTGATATGTGTAGGCAGGTTGACCTGCATAATTACTCGCAATTGCTTGAGAATCTTGCACATTTTTCAGATATACCTGTGCATCATATAATGCACTGTTAGCATTTGATAGATTTGCACTTGTCTTAGCAGCAGAAGATTTTGCAGACTTTGTACTCTTAACCGCTTTATTATAAGCAGTAGCTTTTTTCTTCGCAGACCCTTTGAGTCCCTTAGTAGAGATTGTCTTACCTGCTTTAATACTCTTGTTAAGAGATGCTTTCTTTTTCTTAGATAATCCAGACTTGCTAACTGCTTTTGTAACAGATTTCGCCTTAGATTTTTGACTCTTTGTCGCTTTTGAAACCTTCTTTTGTGCTGTTTTATTAGCAGAAGAGGCACGACTCTGAGTAGATTTTGCAGAAGAAACATTAGATTGTGCTTCAGACAACTGATCGTTTGACGTTTGAACTAATCGTGCAACACCAGACTCTCCCGTAGATGCAGCAGAAGAACGATTAGATAATGTATCATAGGAGTTTTGTAAGTTTTCAATTGCTTTCTGCGCCTTTTCAGTAGGCATATTCAACCATTGATTGAATAAATCACGCTGAGTGTTTTTTAACTGTTGAGCAGCAGAATTAGCTTGAAGGTACTTCTCATATAAATTCTGATAGGACTCCACAGCAGAACGCATGTTATCATTTTTGATAGTATTGATATTCATACTACCGTTACGCACACGTTCAAAGTATGTCCGTAATCGTTTCTGATTCTTTTTCTTAGAACTGTTCTTTGTCTTAGGAACTGTCTTAATTGCCTTACTTGCAAATGAACTTGCCTCAGATTTATATTTCTTAGCTGCTTGCTGATTTACAGAAATTTCTTTGCCAGTTGATTTATATTGATTCCAAAGTGCGCTTTGCTTAACCTCTGGTTTCACATAATCATTGATCATATTAGCAAAATTTTCTGTAGCAGTTGCAGCACGATCAATAGCGATTGCAATGAAGTCAAATTGTTTACCCATATTGTCAAGTAATGTGGCAAATTTTGACTTTTTCTTTGTACTCTTATCTGTAGCTTTGCTGTCTTTCTTTTTAGAATCCGTATTCTTTTTCGTTGCTTCCGTATTCTTTTTAGTGGATTCTGTATGCTTTTTGGTAGAGGAAGAACCTGATGAATGTTTTCTATATCCAGAAGCAGCACCACCTTGGAACGCACCACTACCAGTAACACGATGTCCAGAAGCAAAAGCAGTGCCATGAGCAAATGCTGACATACCACCTTTGATAGAAGCACGACTGTTTGTAGATCCTTTTGAAAGTAAATCTGCTGTCTGCTGATGATTAAAAACTATATCTCCACGTTTAATGTTTGTAAACTGTGCGCCATTTTCTCCAAGTAAAGTCCAGCGGTTTCCACGGACAAGTAGCTCAGGTCCCAATTCGGATGTAAGTGTTGTTCCAGAATAATCTGCTCCAAGATTGCCACTTGCTAATGCACGAGATGATAATTTTCTTACTGAACCATGCGCAAACGCATTTCCGTTCCAATCATCAAAATCTGTCAGATTTGAAATCGTTCCTTGAGAAAATGCTTTTGACCAAACCATTGATCCATGTGCTAAACCAATACCATGTGCGCCATTTACACCACTTGGTTTGCCACTTTGGCTATAATTTACAGATACATTAACAGATTTATCATGTAAGCCATTGATTGCTGATTTTGCAGCTTCAACGGCTGGTAATCCACTTGTATTGATAGTAACTTTTGGAGTTGGATGCATCTTACCTAATGCATTTAGTTTTCCTTTAATACTACTAATTTTAGATGAAGCACTGTCTTTTACTTTGACAGTAATTTTCTTGTTTTTCAGTTTCTTTAAAGCACTAGCAATCTTTTTAATAACAGAAGACGCATTACCTTTTGCTTTAATAGAAATACTCTTAGATTTTAATTTCTTGAGAGATTTAGAGATAGAAGAAATGGTTTTCTTTGCATTTCCCTTAACCTTAATAGAAATGCTTTTGGATTTCATGCTAGATAAAGATTTCTTGATAGAGTCAATGGTCTTTTTAGCATTACCTTTAACATTTACTTTAACAGTAGTAGTATCTGATTTACTTGAAGTGGTGTCAGACTTGCTTTGTTTGCTAGTTTTACCACTTGAAGCACTTGTTTGTTTAGGGGCGGTATATGCTCCTCGTCCTGTTTGATCAATCGCATTACCTAAGTAATTATTTTTGACCATATTGCTTGTAGATTTTTGAGAAACTTTACCGTTTTTACCAATGCCGTATTGTGTCTTAATTTGCGTTACATGCTCATCTTCAACACTATTCACTGCTTTTTGTGCTTCCTCTGCGCCTTTTTTAGCTCCAGAAGCATCAGCGGTATATGTGGTTTTCTTTTCTTTTGGAACTTTATCTGCCTCAGATTTAGTTTCTTTCACTTTCTTTTTAGCGTCAGAATTATCACCAAGAATTTTAAGTGTCTTAGGATCAAGATAATCTTGAAGCATATCCAATAAATCTTCTCGTTTTTGCTCAATTTGTAAACCAATTTTAATCTTTTCTTCACCAGAGGCAGAGTTATATTGCTTAACAAGATTCTGAATGTCGTTCTGAATGTCATTGGCTTGTGTTTCGATGTTAACAGGGATTTTAATTCCTTTTGTTAATCCTTCTTTACCAACATCTTTACCACCAGTAAGTTTAGCTTGGATTTCAGCAGAAGCTTCTAACTGTGTCTTAACAGCTTTTTGTTTTGCTTCGGTATCTCCATTTAAATCAGCAGCCTTGTACTGGTCTTTTGCTTCTTTGATTTGTGATTGCAGAGAAGAAATATTGACCTCAAAATCAATAACCTTTGTCCACGTATCAGGAATTTCCTTACCAGCTTCTTTTGCTTGATCAATTTGTTGACGCCAAGCCTCAATACGCTGTCCTTCTTCGTCCCCTGCGGTTCCACCATTTTTCTGCCATGTTTCAGCCCAACCATCAAGTTTGTTTTGAGCTTCTTCATACTGTTTTGTAAGAGAGCTGAAATTGACATCAAATCCATATGTTTTCAGATTATTAAGTAAAGCTTCAAATGGTTCCACGCCCATACCAAATTTCTTGGCAGCAGAAGCAGTAGAATCAATATTGATTTTCCATTTCTGAGTTTTCTTATCAAAGTCAGCCAGAGCTTTACCAGAGTCATTTGTTTTTGTTTTCAGATCATCAAAGAAAGTGTATACACCAGAATTATCTTCTGTGAAATATTTCTTCAGATTATCATAATTCTCTTTAAAGTTATTTGCATCCGTTTTGCCAGTTGGTGACATCATTCCTGCAAATGTTTTGAACTGATCCGTACCAACTTTACCTTGATCATACTCTTCTTTAGTTTGCTTCATTCCAGAAACAAGAGTATTATAAGCAGAATCATCATCATCTGTACCAAGTGCTGCTTTATATCCTTCTACAGTATAAGAAGCAGAAGCAGCAGAACTATTTAACATTTTCAGACGTTCTTTTAACTGGTCTACAGAACCAGTAAATATATTTGTCTTATCCGTAACAATATCGAATGCATTTGACAAGTCATTTAAATTCAAAGAATCTGTAAACTTAGAGATATCTTGATTCTTGAATGTGTCATTTAATGTTTCCTGCATTTTGGCAATATCTTTACCAGTAGATGATAAGACGTTATCTTTGTCGTCAAGTTTGATACCGAGAGTTAATGCCAACGTGTCTTTATCAATACCAGTAGATTTTTGTAACGCTGTAAACTGATCATTGACATTTTGTTGCCATTTATTGGCATTCATTTTCCCATTGGCTTGTGTTTTCTGGAAGTCTTTGATTTGGTTTTGTGCATCTTTATTCTGAGTAAGCTTTTTAGTAAGATTTTCAACAGTCTTTTCTTGTTTATCAAGATAATCCGTGTCTAACATTTTAGATGGATCAATGTCCATATTTGAAATAAAGTTAGACGCAAATGTTTTTGTTGTTTGATCCAATTTATCATAACCATCAACTGCCTGAGAGATATTAGATAAAGTGTTTTTCCTAAAGCTATCAGAGTATTTCTGTAATTGATCATAATTTGTCTTTGAAGCCGCTAACAATTTCTTAAGATTCTTTGTATCATTCTTTCCGATAAATCCTTCAGAATTAAAAGTATCTGCATTATTAGCAAGCTCTTGGATTTGTTTAGATGTTAATTTACTAACATCAACTTTATCTTTGCCAAGAATTTTTGCAGCCTGTTTTTGAAAATCTGTATTAGAATACAGAGATTGTCTAACAGACGCTTCGTTCATAGAAAGTCCATCTTTAGCAAGATTTTTAGCTGATCTAAAAGTATATGGTAAAGAGCGTTTTAGATTTGTGCCAAGACTTTCGTCAGCGAATGTACTTCCGTACAATGATTTCTGTGCTTTTAATGCCATAGAATCATTCTGGATGTTTACATTCTTTTTACTAGCAACATCTTTCTTACTTTGATCTGCTAATTTTTGATATTTGTCAATCGTATCTTGAATAGCAGTGTTGTTATTGATTAAGGCTTCGCCCTCTGAATTATATCCAGTAACAAGGTCACCATTTAACTTCACTAATTCTTTTTTGATTGCTAAATATCTTTCATATTGACTTGTTGACAATCCAATATTTTCATTCGTATTAGAGTCAACGCCAGAAGATAAAGTATTGAATTCTTCCTGTAATTTCTTAGCCTGCTTAACCTTGTTATTATTTTTATCAATTTTCTTATTGTATTTATCAAGATTTTTCTGACCTGCATTTAATTCATCTTTACGCTGGCTCTGTATATTGGAGTGAATTGCTTTAATTCCTTCAAATGCAGCAAGCACAGCTAGAAGAGGAAGATAGGATTTAAGTGTTGCACCAAGACCAGATAATACGGATTTTATGCTTGATCCTAATGATTTAATGCCAGATTTTGCTTTTTCAACACCGTTTGTTATACCAGTTCTAAATGTTTCTCCAAGTTTAGATGCACTTGAATTTACATTATCAAGGTTGACCTGTCCAAGATCTGAAAGAACTTCTTTGGTAGTTTGAGCCTCTGAAGAAACTTTGGCGAGATCTCCTTGTTTAAATGCTTTTTTAATATCTTTTTTACTTACATCTAAATTGCCACTCTTTCTCGCTTGTTGTACAAGCTTCTTTTTATCTTTATTTGATAAGCCAAATTCATTTAATGTTTCTAAATAATCGTCCAAATTCTTTCCATTAGCGTAACTAAGTAGCTTTTTGTATTGCTCTGGACTATTCTTCTTAACAGATTTTAAAGTTTCACCATTGGCAAACAAATCCTTAAGTTCTTTTATATTTTTAAGTTCATCGCCTAAATTTTTAAATGACAAAAGTGTGCGATATTTATAATATAAGTTGCGTTCTTATATATAATTGTTATATAATTAAAAATATGTAAGAAAGGATTTGCTGCCATGATTTATAAATGTAAAAAATGTAAATATACAACAGAAGATTTAAGCAGACAAGTTTGCCCTTTATGCGGTAATAAGATTGTGCAAAAAACAGAAGAATCTACTGATGGTTTCTGTAATGTTTATGGGGTCAAAATTAATTTAAAAAACGAACTGCAAACTGTTTTACAACAGTACGAACAAGATGATACTTGGTTTGATTATGACAATATTATCAAACATAAAATTAAAAATGAGTGTAAGGCGTCAAAGAAAAAAGATAGATGGTCTATAAAACAATATTGCAAAAAATATCATACAATTCCTAGTACAATTCCGATTGAATTTTATAAAAAATATGATAAAAAGAAGAAAGAAGAAAAAGAAATTCAGCAAAGAATTGAATTAAGAAAATCTCAACAATTACATTGCCCTAATTGCCAAAGCACCAACATTAAAAGAATTAGTGCAACTTCACGAGTGATTGGTAGTATGATGCTAGGAATATTGAGTTCAAACATTGGTAAAACATACCAATGTAATAAATGCAAATATAAATGGTAGGAGTACGCAAATGAATTTAAACAAAGGACATGCCTTGATTGCTGTTCTATCAATTTGTTTATCATTTAGTGTTGGAACTAATATCAAAACTAGCGAAGAACATAAAAAAATAAGGTCAAAATACGAAGATGTAAAAGGTTCTTATGATGATATTTATTCACGTTATTATGATCTTTCCAAAGAGAATGATAAAATACAAGAAGATTTGAGTCGTTCTAGTGGAGAATATAATGATCTATGGTATAAATATACGACACTAATTGACAAATACGATAAGTTAAAAGCAAAATATAAAAAGGTAGCAAAACCGAAAAAATCTACATCAAAGAAATCATCTAGCTCAAACAATACCAGTTCATCATCAAATAATTCGTCTTCTTCAGACTCCGATAATTCTTCATCCGCAAGTTATACAGTTTACATAACAGATTATGGACAAAAGTATCATGCGGCTGGTTGTAGATATCTTAAAAAGAGTTCGATATCAATCTCTAAATCTGAAGCAGAACAACGTGGATACACAGCTTGCTCGCACTGCCACCCGTAGTGCAAGAAATACATATCAATGCAACAAATGTAAATATCAGTGGTAAGAAAGAGAGGACTATCAATCCTCTCTAAATTCCAAATTATTTATTTTTTCGACCAGGATCTTCAACGCCATCTGCTAGGTCGTCAAATGTCATACCATAATGGGTTACAGTATATTCTGCGATTCGATCAATGTCAATAAAACCATTAGCCGAATCATTGTCAAGAATAAGTTCAAATCTACGAACATTTTCTAAAGGTTTTCCGTCAACTTCGATAATATAAGGAAGTTCATGCATTGCGCTACAATGTGTATCAAAACCTTCGGCTTTAGTTTTTTGACGAATTGTTATAGTTTTCATTTAATCACCTACTTTCTGAAAGGAGTATAAATTTATGAAATTAAATCATGATTGTATAAGAGATGTAATGATTTACATTGAAAATAATTGTATCTACGAAGATGATAGTCGAGGCAATCGATCTATTCATTCTCGTGTTTTCTACGAAATAATACACGATGAAAAATTATCGTCACGATACACAGAAGACGAAATACGATATGTAGTTGCTCAATTATATTTTGAAGATATGGTCATTGCTACAATGACACCAGAAACATTAAACTTCAGACAATTTGATGTTGATTCATTATCATTTAAAGGTCACGAATTCCTAGATAACATCAAAGATGATACAATCTGGAAGAAGACTAAAAAATTTGTTGGAGAGCGCCTCAATAGTGCATCACTCGCAATTATTGGCAATGTAGCAGGCAAACTAGCATTAGAAGCACTAACGAGTGGTGCTGCGCCTAAATAGTTTTACATATCACAACAGAGGAGCATAAAGTATGAAAAATAACGGAAGTAACAAGGTATTGATGTGGATATTAGCAATTTGCTTCGCAGCCAGTTTATGTGGTAACGTAGGATTATCAAATAGTAAAGACAGATTAACAACACAATATAACGAGTTGTATACTAAATACCAAGATTTGAAAACAAAGTATAAAGATTTATCATCTGAAAATGATGCGAATGTGTCACTGTATAATGACAAAAGTGATGAGTATGATTCTCTTCAAGAAGACTATGACGATCTTCAAGACAAATACGACTCCCTCAAAGAGAAGTATAAGAAGAAAACCGCCAAACCTAAAGCGGTATCTGCCAAGGCAAAATCTTCAAGTTCATCATCTAGCAGTTCATCCAACTCATCATCAGACGACGACTCATCAACGTCTGCCGATGTGATTGTACATATTACTGATTATGGAAGCAAGTATCATGCAGCAGGATGTAAATATTTAAAGAAAAGTGATATTACAATATCTAAGTCAGAAGCAGAGCAGAGAGGATTAAGTCCTTGTTCTGTATGTAATCCTTAGTGTATTGATAAAACATGTACATATGCAACAACTGTGGGTATAAATGGTAAGAAGAGAGGACTAAATCCCTTTTTGGACACGCAGTTTTTTTAATTCATTTTCACTTAAGCTATCTTGGTAATCTTCGTCAGACATTCCATAATAGGTTGCACTATATTGAGCAATGTCAAAAAGGTTTGAAACATCATTGTCAAGTGTTAGCTCAAATTTTCTGACGTGTTCT